ATTAGGTTTTTTCATCAATTTCTTGGCATAAGGCTTGCACCTTAAAGATTATTCCCGAAAGGGAAAATAAAATTCTTAGGGAGGCATAAGATGAAGACGCACGAAATCGGTGGGAATTTCATGGTGAAATATTTCGGCGGCGGCGAAGGGAAGGTTTCATTTCCTTCTTCTCTCTCCGAAATAAGGGAAGGGATGACCATTAAGGTCACGGCGGAGAATGGGGAAGTGAAGGAATTCCCATATAGCATCGAAAAATTAATGGCAAATGCTTATAGGGGATTTTCCCTTCAGCATCAAGGCGGAAGTGAAGGTCTTTCCGATGAAGAAAAGACGGAAAGGAAAGAAGCTCGCAAAGCGAAAAATGCAAAGATTAAAAAACTTCTCGCCGCGCTTGAAGCGAAGGGTCAGAATATCGACGCCGCGCTTGCCAAATTAGAAGAAGAAGAAGAAGATTAATTCCAACCGCCCCGCCTCAAGCGGGGCTTTTTCTTGCCTTCAACCTTAGAAAAATAAATTCAAATCTAAACTTCCATAGTCGCAAAAATGAATGAAGCGACATTCATTCCTGGCGACCTGCCAAAATCCGCATACCCCCGCGTGCGACCTGAAAGTGCGAGAGAAGGCACTTCTGGTACACACACAAGGTTTTGGAGAAAGACTCCTATTGGCCACTAATAGGCATCTATTTTTTCAAGGGATTGCATTATTTAGTTGACTTCGCTCCGCGAATATGATATAATCGCCTTCAAAGGATTAAACTATGCAAGACCAACAACTCGGAGAACGAAAGTACTACCAACCGCAGGAGTTGCGGTATAGGCATTTGAGGATAATGGACTTGATGCTGGCCGCGCCGCAGATGTCTCAGAATGAGATGGCCCAGGAGTTAGGAATGACCGCGTCACGGTTTTCCATTATAGTCAATTCACCTCTCTTTAAGTTGGCCTTTAGCGAATACGAAAAGCAGCACCGCGCCAAACTATCAGACGTTGTGATGGAGGCAACTCTGGAAGCTATACAGTTTAGCCGCGCCGTCATTAGAGGAGAAGTTCCGTCGCCGAATGGCGAGACGGTCTGCGTAGAAGAAGTTCCTATAAGGCAGATGTCAGCTAGAGACATTCTGGCCCAAGGCCACGCTAAAGCGGTAGAGAGACAGGCCAAGTTGAATGTCGACATTTCCTCAGAGGATATGAAGTGGATTGGGCAGGTAGTTCAAGAAGCATCTAAACCCTAACCGTGCGTCAGCTCACCTTGCTAGGCTTCGCCTAGCCCTTGTAACATTTGTAATTGCTAAGCTATTGAATTTATGGAAGATTATATTGAGAAAAGCCCGGAATTACAAAGGCTCCGCCAGCTATGCAAAGACTCCCTATTTATTCTTTGCAAGGCCGTCTTAGGTTTTACTAAGTTTAGCAATCTTCACCGCATAATGTGTAAAAGAGCGGAGCGTGTCCTTGCTAACATTAAAGAAGGAAAGGGGATGAGGAGTGTCGAACTGTGGCCACGCGGACATTACAAATCTTCCTGCTACTCTATCGGTCTGCCGATCTTTCTTTACCTCAACAACAACAACTGGCGCACCCTTTTAGCAGGATCAACGGCTACCAACTCGTCAATGCGGTTGACGAGAGTCCAGCGTGTGTTTACTAGCAACCCACTGTTCCAAGCCCTCTTCCCCGAATACGCAGTCCTAGATACGAGACGGCAGAAGTGGACTGAGTTCGTAGCCATGTTACCTCGCAAACATGACTTCGTCGAAGCCACCTTTGAGGCCATGGGAGTTGGAGGACGAGTTACAGGTAGACACTACGACATTATCATCACGGATGATTTGGTAGATGAAACTTGTTTAGGACCTGATGGGTTGCCCAGCGAAACCATGATGAACGCCGCGATTCAATGGCACGACTACATGGACTTCCTATTCGATGTCCCCGAGAAGGGAATTGAGGTTATGCCCTGTACTAGATGGGCCATGAATGACTTAGTCGGCCACATAATTGAGAATGACAAGAGGTATGAGGTTACGAGACATTCCGCGTTAGGTGGTTGCTGTGAAGACCATCCAGACAACACGGTCTTGTTTCCAGAACAGTTTACCAGAGAGGCTCTGGAGGTTCAACGTAAGAAGGACCCATACAAGTTTGCCTTGCAAATGCTTAACAATCCGATCGACAAAGACATAACCGACATCCAAACCAGTTGGCTAGAATACTACGACTTCAATAAGAGAGGCGACATAACTCTCCATGACGGTAAGACCGTACCAATCCATAGGCTCAATGTCTACACCACTATCGACCCTGCTTTTAAGACTAAGAGTAAGAATGACTATACGGCCATCGTCACCTTCGGAATTACTAGTCCGTTCAAAATCTTCATTCTCGACATTAAGCGAATGAGAGCGTCACCGGAATTGATTATAGACGGTCTTCTAGATACTGTTACTCGGTGGCGCCCTCTTTCCGTAGGAGTGGAGACCGTCGCGGCCCAACTCGTTTTAAAGAGCTTCATTGAGTATATTGCACGAGAGCGTGACATTCAACTCAACCTAGTTGAACTGAAGCCTCCCAAGAACGCCCCAAAGGAAACCCGCATACGCGCTCTCGTGCCTTACTTTAGGAACCATCAGATTTACTTGTCGTTGGGAATGAACGAGCTGTTAGATGAGATCGAGAGATTCCCCTTCGGCAACCATGACGATCTTCTCGACGCCTTGGCCTATGGCCAGCAGTTGTGGAGAGAGCCGAGTGAGACGGAGTGGTCGACTAGCGACGAGTACATTCAAGATGTTGTGATGAAGGATAGGAATACAGTTACCGGTTATTAGCCGCGTGAGGCCATTTGGCCGAATCGCGGTCTTGCTACCTGCTAGGTTTCTAACTATGCCAACTAGAATTGATTTTGACGACTACACTCTCCGCGGCGCAGACCCCGACTTCTTGGCAAAGAGAAGGCAGATTTTGGCAGGTCAGCTAGACTCTATTATGGCGAGACCGGAGGTGCCAACTTGGAGAGTGGGGCAGACTGACATTGAACCTCCACGAAACCTTCCTATGTTGGATACGGGTGGAATAAAAGCCCAAATCGGTCCCACCTTCCATGGTTCCCCTTTCAAGTTCAGCCAATTTGTCGACGAAAAGATTGGAGCAGGGACAGGGGGACAGGCGTTTGGGAGAGGACACTATACCAGTGAGGTACCGGGAGTTGCTGGTTACTATAATAAGTTAGGTAAGGGTAGAGATGATACTCTTCAATTATACAAAGGTAGTGAGCAAATTATTCCCGAAAGTGAAGCCGAAAGGCTTGCTTACGATAACGCTATCTTTTATGGTTCTGTTAACAACATTCTAGACGTAATAAAAAGAACAGAAGCTTCGTCTGGTGTTAGAAGTCACTATTATGCTACAAAAGGTTTAGTTCTTGATCCAAAGTATAGAGACATAGATGCAGTGATTTCAACTTTAAAACAATGGCAGAAGGAAGGTATTGAACTTAAAAGAGTCCAACCAGAAGCAACCTTCTACCAAACCACCCTCCACAAAGGGAAAGACCCCTCCCAATACGACTACATTAGTTGGTACGAGAACCTCACACCCTCCCAACAAGTAAAGGCCGCAAAAGCCCTTCCTAAGATGAGTTCTAAAGACGAATCTTCTTACACTGATATGGTTTATAGAGCTAAGACTGGAACAGGGAAGGATGTTTTAAACATACTAGAATACCAATATGGTCAAGAAGGCGCAAGACAGAAACTTATGGAGGCCGGATTTTCAGGTATAAAGTATCCAGTTGGAACGCTAGGAGGTAAACCTGGTAAGGGTACTAACTATGTTACCTTCGACCCCTCCGAAATTACTATCGACCGTATTGGCAGCCAGCGTGTCGTTCGCATTGAGGAACCCAAAGAGTTACGCTCCGTTGCTTGGAACTTGATGCAAACTAGCACTCCTCAATACCTCAACACCGTCTTGAAAGACCTGAAGAAGGCTGTTAGCGAAGGCAAGTTGGATGTGGAAGCCATAAACCACAATATGCAAAACGGTCTATACGAAGCTGCCCAACAGGAGATTAAGCGCGGCACTCTTCAACCTATGGAAGCGATGAAAAGAGTTAAGGAGATTGGCGATAAGATCAACTCCGCCTTTCCGCGTCCAAAGATAGACTACCAGCAACTTAAAAAACAAATGGGAGGGCAGACTCCAACCAAAAGTAACATTCCAGCCTTAATTACTTACGATGGTAAGATTTACTCCAGTCCTTCTGCTACTAACCATGGAGAAGTCTACGAAGAAATGTTGCAAAAGAAGCTTCCTAACGCCGATTTAGGTCAAGGTGCAGGTTGGATAGGTAGAGATGGGTTCTTCCGTTTTGGTTCCCAAAAGATGGAAGAGATTACACCAGAAGCTGAAATAGCTGCGAAACATTTCAATTTGCAAGTAAGAAAGAGTGGTAAGTTACCTGATCCTGATTTAAACTTTCCTCTAATTGGAGACTAAAGGTGGTACCCCTTAACTTAAGTTCGAAAGAAGAAAAACGGCTCTCCGAGTACTGCCTAGAACTCCTAAGGGCCAGTACGCAGAATATGGCGACTTTCCACTCTAGTCTACGGCTGTGGAATGACTTGTACGAATGCAAATCTAAACCTAAAACTTTTCCATGGGTAGGCTGTAGTAATGTAGTCATACCTCTAATCCCTACCACCGTCGACACTATTCAACCACGTGTGGTTGGTACAATCTTCGCCAACGAACCCTACGTCTACATCAAATCTAGAATAGGCCAAATGACGGAGTGGGCCGACGCTCTCCAGGACTTCCAACAGTATTGGGCTGTGGAGGAGGTAGGAGCTTACAGTGTGCTGAGCGAAGCCGCGATTGACTTTATTAAGAATGGCACCATGATAATTAAGAATGTCTGGGTCCACGACATTCAACCTAGGCTCATTTATAACGAGAGAGGCAAAGTTGAGAGAGTTGAGCAAACTATGTACCGTGGTCCCAAGTGGTTTCTCTGCGACTTGAGCGACATTAGAGTACCGTATGAGGCGAAGGATTTGCAAACCTGCCAGTTCCTGGCCCACGATGTTAGACTGAGGTGGCAAGAAGTTCTAAGACGTGAGAGAGTTCTAGGAATGTACAAGTCTGGCTTCGCAGAAGAGTTGAAACAACACGTCACGGTGCCACTCCAGAACGATGAGAACGAAGAAGCTAAGAAGGATTTACAGGGTTTGAGGCAAGTTTATCCATGGTTGTTTGAGACTATGAAGTTGACGGAAATGTGGATGTTCTACCAAGTTGAGGCGGGCAAACCAGAAGTACCTATTCTGGTGACTATCCATGAAGATAGCGGTAAGATAGCTAGAGCCATCCACCACCCATTAATGAGTGGCCAACGGCCCTTCTCGATGGCTAGGTATATGAGAAGGCCGAATCAGTTTTGGGGAATTGGAGTTGCTCAGTCTTTGAAAGACTTAGCTGAGGAGTTGTCTACCATACACAACCAGACTGTTGATAGTGGAACAATCGCAAACGTCAAATGCTTCAAAGCCAAGAAGAACTCTGGCGTCACTCCGAATGAGAAAGCCTACCCAGGCAAAATCTTCTTCTTAGACAATATGGATGATTTGGAAGAGTTTATGTTGGGCGAGATTAAGGCGTCTAGCTTTAAGTTGAGTGAGGAGGTGATGTTGTGGGGGGAGAAAAGGTCTGGGGTTAGCGACTATACACTTGGAAGAGAGAGTGGAGTTATGAAGAGCCGTGCGACGGCACGGGGCACCTTGGCGTTGATCTCGGAAGGTAACCGTAGATTCGATCTGTCTCTCCGCGAATTTCGCGGAATGTATGAGGAGTTAGTCAAGCAGAATATCGAATTGCATCAGCAATATGAACCTGGAGGCCGTGAATGGTTACGCAACATGGAAGTCTTCTCCGTAGCCTTCCCTCCCACCGATATACGGCATCGCTTGACGTTCGAGTGTTCTGCTAGTTCTGCCGCGATGAACAAGCAGGTTGAGCAGGAAACCAACATAATGTTACTTGACCGCGCCGGTGCTGTCTATCAAATGTTGATGAACTATATGCAGATAGCAACAAGCCCCCAGGCTCCGCCACCGATGCAGAAGTTGGCGGTTCAAGCCGCGCAATCGTACCATAAATTGGCCCAGAAAGTCTTCAAATCCTTGAACGTAACCGATGTCGAAACCTACCTACCAAAAATTGAAGGAGCCTTAAGTGAGGCAATACAATTCGCAACAGCTGGAGCAATGGCGCAACCTCCTGGAGTCGGCGGAGTGGCTGGAACTCCTCCTCCCGGAACTCCGGGAAATGGCGGCGGAAATGGACAGGCAGGTCCACCAATGTTCAACATGGGAGGGAACGCTGGTGGCCAGAAGCAATCTGGAGTTGCTCAATAAATTGATGAACCTAGGACGAGATGTCCTACAAACCTATGAACGCCTTCGGGCGGAACAAAAGAAACTAGGAGGCTTAAATGGCTGAACTACCATTCGATAAGAAGGATTTGGTACCACCGGCACAGCCGGCACAACCTCAGGGTCAACCACCTGCTCCGCAAGCGGAAACGGAGAAGTGGTTTATCGAAGGAAAGTTTAAAACTAAAGAGGACTTCGACCAGTTTGAGACTAGCGCAAAGCAGTTAGCTGAGGAAACTCAACGGTTAAAAGAGGAACGTCAAGCCATGTTACAGGCTATGAACCGTCCTCAGCAACCGGCCCAGCCTCAATTTGACCCATATACTGGTCAACCGTTGCAGAGACCTCCCACCAAAGAGGAGATAGAACAGAAGTATTGGCAAGACCCTATAGCCGTACAGCAGCAAATGACTCAACAGATGATACAGCAGTCGATTGGTCCAATAGTCGACCATCTGCTTAGTGAGAACCAAGTCAACAACTTGCGGTTCACCGTAGCCAAAGATATGCCAGAAGAAGATTGGCAACAAGTGAGTGCCGCTGTGCGGCAGCGAATGGCCGCGGTACCGCCCCAAATAAAAGCTGACCGTAATAGTTGGGAGATGGTTTACTTGCATACCGCTCACTACATGAAAGATAAACTAAAGGGCGGAAAGAGTTCCCAACCCCAGTACCAAACCCCAAGACCAACCCCTCTGGAAACCCCGCAGGGTCGTCAGGCTCCTGGACAGGCGATTGATAATGTTATTAGTCAGGATGAACTAGATAGTGAGCCGTGGAAAGAATTCAATATGACGAAAGAAGAGTGGGTTGAGGCACGAAGTCCATTTTACTCAGGAGGACAAGGTGGCAGAAAATAAATTTAACCCGAACGATCCCAGAGATATAGATGTAGTGAATAGACGGTTTGGGGGAGAAGACCCAACCCGTATACCTAAACCGGACCCCGAGTTTGCTTACCGTTTTGTGAGAGAAGAAGGTAAAGCCATAAAGAAAGCAAACTGGAAGGGGTGGGAGATTGTGAAGGATGTGGAGGAAGTTAAGAGACTCGGAATTAGAACGGTGCCTGGAGAGTCTAACCTAGATGGCTGTGTAAGGATTCAACCCGACGCCATTCTTGCCAAGATGCCGCGACGTCTATATGAAGAGATTGAGAAACGGAAGAACGCGGAGAACCGTCAACGAATGGCTAGGACTGAAAAGTATGCAGAAGAAAAAGCTAGAGAGTTGGGCTTCCCTTACGAGGGAGGAAATACGCCGTTAGGCGGCGAAAGAAAGGGGAAATAAGTGGCTACAATAGCGTTGGGCATTATTACGCCTGCTAAAACCATTAGTGGCAATTCCCCTCAGACAATGATGTTTCCGGAGGCAGCTAGTCAGTCATTCAAAAGGGGCGAATTTGTATACCTTGCTAGTGGCAAGGTGACAGAGATCGCAAGCACGACTCCCGCCCAAATTCTGGGCGTGGCCGCCCAAGATGCTTCTGGAACAACCGACACGGACATTGCCGTGTGGCTCTGTAACGATGACACTTTGTTTGAGGCGAATGTCACAAGTGGTGGGAGTACGGCAGTAACTGCTGTAACCCACGTGGGCAACCTGATGGGGATTTACCGCGATACTAGTGGTAACATGACTCACCTGGACTCGGCCATTACCAACACCGCCACCTACGCCAGTACGCGTGTAGTTATTTTTGGGCTGTCTGGCAAAGACGTAGTTGGCGATTCGTATGGCCGCGAACTCTTCCAAGTTTGTGCTGTTTATCGCCAACTTGGTCGAACATCCTAGGAGGTAACTTAAATGGCTATGCGAACTGGACCTTTTAGCCACTTGTTAGCTCCTGGATACAGGAAGATTTACTTCGATGAGTTGAAGGAGCTTAAATCCGAGTGGCAGGCCGTCTTCAATATGCACTCTTCGGAGCGCAATTATGAAGAAGACTACCGTATGACTTCTTTCTCTTCGTTCCCGGAGAAAGACGAAGGTACCTCGATTACGTACCTCGAACCAACCCCTGGTGGGACGAAGAAGTATTCGTGGACTCCGCGCGGTGCGGGCTTCCGCGTAACCTTCGAAATGTACCAGGACGATTTGTATAAGGTTAGTGGGCAGCGGATGTCGAAGGAGTTGGCCAGGGCCGCCCACTACCAGATGGAGACGGACAACTGGGGTCTGCTAAACGATGCGTTTAGTGGGTCTACCTACACTGGTTTTGATTCGTTGGCTCTTTGTTCCACAGCTCATACAAGGTTGGATGGTGGAACCAATCAGGCCAACTTGCCAGCCACCAACCTCGACCTTTCCATTACGGCGTTACAGGCCGCCTATGTGACGATTAATGGTTGGAAGAGTGATGTGGGCCGTCCCGTGATCTTCACGCCCAAGTTGCTGGTAATTAGCCCTGACCAGGCGTTTGTGGCTGAGGAGATGTTGAGGAGCGAGTACAAGCCCTTCACCTCCGACAACGAAATCAACTCGGTTAAGAATGTGATGAAACTCTCCTACATGATTTCTCACTTCCTAACCGACACCGACGCTTGGTACATCATCTGCGACCAGCATGACATGAATCACTTCTGGCGTAACAAGTTGATGTTCCAGAACGGTGACGATTTTGATACTGGAGATAAACATACCTGTCTCCCAATCTCTCAGGAGGTTTGGCAGTGAGCGACACGGATAGAGCTTATACAGCGGGTTTGTTTGATGGGGAAGGTTGCGTAAATGCTTACTTTGCTGGTAAGTATATTGCTCAACGTGTTTCCATCACCAACACCGATAAAGCTCTACTAGAAGGTATTCAGAAAGAACTCGGATTTGGTCGTCTCATTAATAGACCTAAGCAAGAAGACCGCAAAGACACCTTCTCCTTAGAGTTCAACAAAGTCGACCATATTTCTATGTTCATTGAATACATTCTTCCGTATGTTAGACTTAAACGTCTACAATGTCTGCTCTCCTTAGAACTTACCAAGACTGCTCGTTCACATGGTATTGTTTCCGACAACAACATGAAGATACGACAGACTTGCTTTAGTCTTCTAAGAGAACTAAACCGAAGAGGAGATTGTCAAAAACTGGGTGAATTCAGTGAACTACTAAACTCGCTCCGCGAGCATGTAAACACTGAGCCAAGCTCGTCGAAAGGCAGAGAAGTAGACGAGAAGGTGCAACGACTAACGGGTGAGGAGCCAATCAATAATCCCGACACGAGTACCCAGCCCGAAAGGGAAGATATAGTCTGAGCTTACACGAAAGTGTAAGATATGTAGAGTAAAGTGCTACATGGTAACAAAACTGGCAAAGTACAAGGGCTACTACCGAGATGGTAGAGGGTTCGGTAGGTGGCAGGGTGTGTATGCGTCGAGTGGTGGTTAACCAAAAAGGGGCACGAAGGTGCCCCTCTAACCCTTTCCTCATATAGAAAGGAGACTACGATGAAGTGGACTGCAGGTGTACTAACGTGGAGTGAGACTTACAGTATTGATGCAGAAGGTGAGAGACACGACGGAGACGGTAAGAATACAAGAGGAATGAGGCACATTCAGGGGAAGAATGGAGTACCTGAGAAACCTGGTATTTTGGCGTTAGATGCGTGTGCAGATACAACAGGTTACCTTACAACTTACTATTTGTGGGTTGATACGAATGGTAAGTTACGCATCCATACCGCCGTACCAACTAACCAAGACGGAGACGGAACGGTAGTAGGTGCCCAAACCGCATAAAACAAGAAAAGGGGACTTTCGGCTTGCCGTCGGTCCCCTTTTGAGGTACAGTTAATGATAAGTCTATGCTTAATGATAGCTTCGGGCTATGATAGAAGGTTGGCGATAGCGAAACAGGCGGACAGACTAGAGTTATTGTTACATTCAATTAAGAAGAATACGCTTACCAAGATACCTGAAATTCTAGTCTGTGACGACTTCTCCGAGAATGTAGATGCCCAAAACAGTTGCAAAGCAATCTGCGAGTCGTATGGAGTCAGATATGTCCTTAAACCCGACCAATGGACTGGACCTTGTGGGAACTACAACAACGCCGTTAGAGAAGCCAAGTATGAGCAAGTGGCGATGTTGGGCGACGACCAATTCTGCTCCAAGGGGTGGTGGGAACCCATACCTTACTTCATTGAAAACAATCCAGGAGTCAAGTGGGGAATGCTTGGATGGTCTGTCATCTTCGCAGACGACCTTGTCCGCGCAGGCGTATTGCCCTCTAAAGAGTCATTCTATTCGAGTCCAGAGGTGTTGTGGGAGCTTGGTGCAGGGAGCATACCGCGACAAGCTATCGATGAGAATTGGTGTAACTGGGACATCCCCCGTTATAGAGGCTGCTGTTCGGGGACGGCGTTTGTTGTCAAACGAAGTCTGTGGGAATGGTTTGGCGGTTTCCACGAAGAACTCTACCAGTTCGACGAAGACTACGGCGACAACGTATGGAACGTCACCGTCCACACATGTATTCAAATTCCT